TGACCGTGAACACCAGAACAACTCCGATTTTACACTATGGTCAAAGCTATTCGGCGAATGCAACATCTGCAAGAACTTCCACAAAAAGCCAGTCGACAAGAAATACCAGAAACGGGGAAGGAACGTAACCCGCACCATAAGGTTAAGTGACGAAAAGCTGTTCTGCCCAGGCGAAATCAGCGTAAAGTACGTCCGCAGGTGCCTGTGCTACAACTGCTCGGGAACTGGTGCCAGCAGGTTCAGGAAATGCACCCATTGCAACGGTATCGGTAAGGTTCGCACGGTCGAACGCAAAGACGACGGTCTCCATGACGTAGTCCTCGCATGTAAATTCTGCAACGGTCGTGGGCTTGAACCTCAGGAAAAATGCAGCGTATGCAATGGAACTGGGTTCATAGAAAAGGATGTAAAGCTGACATTCATGCATGACGGCAAGCAAATGGACTACACGTTCGTCGGTAAGGGACACAGCGGAAAGAACAACGGCGAAAACGGTAGCGTCATTATCCATCTCAGAGGGAAAAAGAAATGATTTCAGGTCACTACACAGGGGAACTCAAGACAGCTATCGACGATGCTGCTGCACAGACCACCGACAGGGAAGGTGCTTTCTACTCGATTCTGAACAAGTACGGTTTCTATGACATCGACGACGAAAGCAACGGCTTGACCCCCTGGCAACGAGATTCCGTACCAGAGTACAACAAACGCCGCATGAGCGCTCTCGCTTCCGCTATCTCTGACATGATAAAGGATTTCCTTGGAAACGAGTCCTATGGCGTTATGACAACGAAGCTGGAAGAAATCATCAACAAGCTCGATGGTTTCCTTACCTGTACCAAGGCAAAGACCGACACGATTCAGGCGGGTATATCCGCTAGCGGTGTATTTGCCCCTGTCGGAGCATCCGCCGAAAGCATGTATTCCGCAAATGCAGCCGCTATGGGCCTGAACCCGTACGACATCGACATTCTACCGCCTCTCCTTATCGGATTGGGAGGCCTTCCCATCAGCATGGGTTCGTGTTTCCGTAGAGGACATTTCATGCCTGACTGGTCATTCCTCTATGACCATGAGATTAAGAAGAGCCCGACCATCTACGATTCGGAAGGAAGCATCTACATCGGCGCTGGTATCCCTCTCGATATCGGTGGCAGTACCCGTGAGATGGTTCTCAAAAAGATATTTGCTGTCGTGACGGTTGACGAGAACGGCGAACCACAAGGCGACGTGAAAGGCGGCATTCAGGAAGAACAGTTTGAACTAATTATGAAGGCATCCAACGCCGTCGTACTCGGGAAGACTTATAATGACCTTGACGATGACGTGAAGGGACTTACACTAACCGAAACCCAGATTAGATTCTCGTTCTACCGCTATGTTCAAATGGCCGTATGGGGCCCGATTGTTTACCAACAGAATTGGCCATACTACCATTGGGGCATGCTAAGCCACAACTCATGCCCCGATTGCGTTAAGACAGCTCTGGTTAGCTACTTGAAGACCTCTGGATTCGCTTGCGATGTCAGCGGAAACTACGCAACATCGGCATTTTTGAGCTATTGCCTTCGTACAGGAATGTATTACCACCTTGGATACTCAAAGACATTGTCTATGGTTCCTTTAAAAGGTGACAAGTATATTCAAAACGGACAGGTCGTTACAGTACAAAAGAACTCCACCAGGTCGATTACGGTAGAGGGTGTTCCTCGTGACGAAAAGCTCGCCAACCAGTATTTCACTTACATAGCAGACATCCTTTCCAGACTCACATACGGAACAAACCCAGAGGCCCTCGATATGGACATGAGGAAACGCCGTTGTGACGAAGCAAACTTGATTTACAAATACGTCGGGTTCCGTCCGCCAGAGTATGGTACAGACCTTTCTCGCATTGACAACCGATGCAAGAGAATAAACATGATTTCCCGCAACCTAAAAGGACTCTTCGCTGCAAGAGTTCTCGTACATGAGAATGTAGCTTCGACCTTGCCCCCAGCAACAGACGTTACAATCGACAATAAGGCTACGGAAGGCGAAATGTCCACAAGGACAAAGAACGTGATTACTTACCTGGCCCGTCTGGCCGGGGTGAAATACGTGATGGTGACATCGCTGTACAGAAGCCCCGAGAAACAGGCCACCATCATGTTCAACAGCATGCAGAAAACTGGCCAGCCCACGGTAGCATACGGTTCTAAGGGACGTGCCGTGACTGACGAGTATGCCCGTATCTGGTATAAGTTCTATGGAAAGGGAAATGACGGTCTCGAACCGAAGATTTCAAAGGACGGCTCAATCGTTACCGACCGTTTCGGAAAGCCCGTATATGTTCAGGCATACGCAAAGGAACCATTCCCTCCAAATTCACCAGGAGCAAAGGCTGCACTGGCCGCAATGATATCCAAGTGCAAATCATTCGGCTATGAAAACCCCGTTTCCAACCACACGAAAGACCCGAGTGTCTCCCAGTGTGTCGATATTGCGACGAGCGTATGTTACGCAAAGTTCCCGAAGGTAACCGAGGCACAGATGAAGAAGTTCTCGTCAATCTGCTACATGTCATCGGAACCGTACAAGAACACGCCAAACGGAAAACAGGACAACTCCTACCAGACCCTGCTTATGGACTATTACGCCCCGAAGGGTTTCGGACCGAAGGAAGTCGACCCGTGCATCCATCTTGAAATCAGTCAGAAGGACCCGAAACTGGCCATGTTCGATACTGAAAATCTGGACTTGGCACAACTGCTTCCAACAGTGGAAGTAGGACTCGACAATACCAACCTGACTGACGACAGTAACTGGGATAACGCATACGCAAAGGACCACAACGACAAGCTTAACGCTTCTTAGGGGCCCCGTAACGCAGATTCAGCAACATGATTCCAGCCTCGGCACTGTAAGTGTGGCTGGCAATGAACTCAGGGTCTACATAACCGTCTGGTGTCATCTTCACTTCAGAACAGTTCAGCACGGCATCGTTGATATCCTTCACCTTGCCGCCGAATCCCTTTGACTGAGGGTTGTCATTACGAAGCTTACCCCAGTCAAACCACTTGAATCCAAGGTTCATAACGGAACGAAGGTCGTCAATTCCAGCCTCGTCAGCATCGAATATGATGACGCCGTTTTCCTTGTATTCCATGAAATTCGGGTTAGCCTCGATAAAGCTCTTGAAGTGTTTCAATCCACCGACAGCGACGGAGTTCTTGATAAACGTAGAGTCGACCGCTCCTTCAAGCATGAAGAATGGTTTATTGAAATGGAGAAAATCTCCATTGTACAGCTCACGCTTGGCGCCTGCATAGTTCCTGTAACGGAGCTTTGATGTATTGGTCAAGTCTCGGGCATCAAACTGGACCCACGAACCACCGAAACGGTAATAGGGGATAATCAGTCGGCCCCCATACTCGTTTCCCGTAGGAAGACCATAGGCGTTCAATTTTAAGCTTCCATCAGGGTTCGTATCCAGGAATTTCTTATCCTTCTTGCAGACAAACCAGTCCTTGTATACCTTTTCCCTGATTTTTCGACTCTTGCAGTATTCGACCGCCATCTGGGCATCTGCATCGTTCTCTTCTTCAAGCGAAACGAGTTCGCCATCCTTGAAAGGATAAGCATCCTCTATATACTGGCGCTTGTGACGTTCTGTCTTGGGCTGACCGTTCTTGCCATACATCATGAACAGCAATCGCTTGAAAATGTCGGGATGCGATTCCTGAAATTCCCACATGACGTGATGCATAGGATGGCACTTGTAGCAGACAAAGTTCCAAGTATCCTTGTACACATAAGCCTTTCGTTCAGGCTTGAGCATCTTGTTCGTCGGTATCTGCCCGCAATATGGACATACGAAGTTGAAAGCGTTCAACTCCTCTACCATTTCGTAGCCACCAAAAGCTTCCTCTACGGCAGCTCTCATGTCGGCATCAGGTATGTCACGAAAATCGGCCATTATGCGAAGTAGTCCACGTTAGATACAATCTTTACGCTAAATTCGGAGCTCGCCACGACAACGTTAATCTCGCTTCTCGGGGCATCCTTTTCCTTGTTCGACTTGTCAATGAGGGCACCAGGCTTAACGATATAGCCCTTCATTGTCATAAGGTCGTTTGCGCTATTCTTGAAACGGCGGAGCTCGATATTCACATCGCCACCGATGGTGTCCATGAAACGGAGGGAACCAGACGGGAACAGTCTCTGTTTGCCGCCTGCGAATGCATCGAGGCACTGTGCTTCGTCTTCAACGAAGAAGCAATGCTCGTCAATCTTTCTCGTAATCTGCTGTGTTCCGCTTCCCTTGATGAGGATTTTACACTGCAGGTCGTTGCTGACGGTAAACGAGAGGGCTTTGCAAGTAGAAATCAACTTGATATCCTTGACGATACCATGAAGAATGTCCTCATTGAAACCAAGGCGGGCAACCAGGGCCAGCTGCTCGTTAAAAATCTTCATGTACTTCTTGTCCGCATACACTGAATCGTCGGCGACACCGATACGAGCATCCTTTTCCTTACCAGTGAAGATGATGTTGTCATACTCCATGCCACGGATAGTCCTTTCACGAGCGACCTTAATCTCGCATTTCGGGAAGCCAGTGGCTTCCGCATACTTGATGAAGTCTGGAAGGGACGAAATCTGCAGACGAGGTTCTTCGAAGGACACGTCATTTTCGGTCGCAACAACGTGAATCATAGCACTGTCGCAAATACCGTTGAAGTAGTAGTTTCCAGTGAACTGGCCATCACTGCCCCTACCCTTGAAGATAAGGCCAGCCTTCATTTTCATCATCGAGTTTATGGTTTTCAACACATTGAAGTATTCTTGGCTAATACGGACGACGCCCATGTCAAACCTCGCTATTTTCAGTTTTAATTTAAGCGGACTTACTTTACCCATTAAATATAGTACATCAAGAAACATTTTGCAAGGGGATATTAAAAAAGCCAGCTTTTGGCTGGCTCGTTAACTAGAATATCACCTTTCGCTGATACCGCTTGTTCGAACACAGGGCGACCTGCTTTCCCGTAGCGGTTTCGGCAAAGATGACTGAACTGTCATGGATGCTACCGAGAAGGATATGCAGGATTCGGCACTTGATTGCGAACGGTTCGAACGGTTTTGCCTCCCCAACTGAAACCATTTTGAAGATTTCGCCGTATTTTTCCTTCCAAGTGATACCCACATTGAGCGGGCCGATGTATTCGAACGTGAGTTCGTCATCCTTGTTCGTAGCAGCAAGGTTTTCGCACAGCTTCGGAATTGCCTCGTCGAAGGCAGTACCAGGAGTGATAAACTTGGTTTCTCCATCCTTGAACACCAAGGTCTCGTACTTGCTCGGTTCAACCTTGGCAACAACGGTGATAGAACCGTCGCTGGCGGTGATGGCGCTGTTCTTCTCGTCGTAGTCGATGGTAACGCTTCCCGTACCGATGAAGGAGAGAAGTTTCATCGTGGACTTGCTCACGTTGAAGGCGAAGTTCGGGTCGCTCTTGGAGTTTCCAACATTGCTCATGTTGTAGCGGGTAACCACGGACATATCGTCGTTTCCAACACGGAAGGAAACGACACCAGACTTGCGGCAGATGTCCACATCGGTGAAGTAGTCACTGAGACTGAAAAGTTCGACCATGTCGCTCTGTTCCATAACGAACGTAGCATTGGATTCGCCAAATTCGGCTTCGTCAAACGGTTCCACATTGACAAGTTCGGCCTCGTAGGAGAAAATCGGTTCGACTTCCTCTTCTTCGGCAACGACAATGTCAGTGCCAGCAGCTTCCTTATCGGAACCATCTTCAAGCTTCTTGACATCCTCCTTCGGAACGTCAGGCTTTTTCAGGTAGCCAGCAACATGGACGGTGTCGTCCTGTCGCATGAATGCAATCTGGTCGCTGTTGATGCAGGTATTGAGCGCCTTTCCGAGGAAACGAGCATTGAAGTAGAACTCGTTGCAATCGGCGAAGTCGGACACGTCGTAGTCACCTTTCCAAATCGGGGTCTTGATTTTAAGACCACATTTCAAGGTGAATAACACGGCGTCATCACCGATAACGACCTTCACTGGTTCGTCTTCACTTTCCACACCAGAGATAAGAGAAGCGGCATAACGAAGTGCAGGAGAATTGGTATCAAAAAGTATCATAAAACTTCCATCCATTTACTTTCTACATTAAAATACATTAAAACGAAAAAGGCGTGCCAATCGGCACGCCCTTAACAATCATTTCTGATTAGAACGGAAGGTCATCATCAGCGAAACCTGCGGCATTCGGCTGCGGGGCGGGCTGATTCTGCTGAGCAAACTGCGACTGCTGTACAACCTGCGGCTGAGCGGCCATTGTCGGCTGAGCTGCCATCGTCGGTTGAGCACCCATAGTCGGCTGTGCAAACTGGGGCTGCGGTGCCATCTGCGGTTGCGGAGCCATCTGAGGTTGCGGAGCCATCTGAGGCTGAGCACTCATCTGAGGCTGAGTCTGCATATTCATCTGCGGTTGCTGAGCAAACTGAGGCTGAGCCTGCGGTGCGGCCTGATTGGACAAACTATTCAAGGACGGCTGTGAAGGAGCAGCCTGCTGAGCGGGCTGGTTCACGGCCTCATTGATTACAGGAGGATTACCCAAGGCAGGTTGCTGTGCGCCCTGTTGCTGCTGAGCATTGCCGAGGAATTCTGCACCAGAAACGTGAGTCACGTTCGGGTTAGCCCTGGCGGCAGGAGCAGCGGAATTCGGGGTCACTTCAACGGCAGCGCTACCGACCTGTGTAGCCAACCAGTCATTAAGCATCTTCTGTGCTTCCTGATAGTTGGCAGGGAGGTCTTCCTTCTGGTATTCGTCGAGGTCCACGCACTGGTTGAGGATAGCGATTGCTTCTTCCCTCGTGCTGGCCAAGTCGCTCGGAGTGTCGACAAACTTGCTGCTGTCATAGCTGTTGAGCTTCTTTCCGTCGATTTCCTTACCAGATTCCTGACAGGTAACAACAAAGTCACGACCACCGATAATCTGTTCGGGGAAGAAACGGGAAGCGTTCTTCATCTCAATCATGTCAGGTTCAAACTCGGAATCTGGCGAGTAACGGTGTTCCTTGGTGTTATGCCAACGGCGGAGCGCAACGACTTCAGGTTCACGGGGATAGTCGAGGGTTTCGTTAACCTTCACTGAATGGTCCCAGATTTTCACCTTGTTGTTGTATTCCTGGTTAACGCCATCCAAACGAATCAAAGCGTTGACAACATAAGATGTCGAAGCCTGGTTCATCTGGTTAACCTTCAATTCGGCTGCAGCCACTGCATCACCTGCATCAGCTGCCTTTTTGAGCATGAAGTAGCGGTTAAACGTCCAGTCGCAGTAAGGACAGATACCCTTCTGCTTGATACCGTCATGGGTAGTCTTCAAGCACTTGAAGTACTTCTTTTCGCCGTTTCCAATGCGGAGGTAGTGGACCATAATCTTACGGAACGGGGACGGATTAGCACGGTCGTAATCCAAGTTGCCCTGTGCATCACGCTTCATGTTCGGAAGAATACGAACCTGTGCGGAATAGGACTTATGGTCTTTGTCCAGCCTGGTTTTCCAGATACGTTCGTCCGTCGGACGAGACTGTTCGGTTGACTGGGATTGCGGTGCGGAAGCAGCCGCAGGGACATAATTCAGGTCGATGTTATTATTCATGTTAGTATTCATGTTATTACCTAGTTGTTAGTGCCATGTTATTAACTGAGGAATTTCCTCGATTAAAGTTTATAACATGACACCGTTTAGTGCAAATATAGATTATTTCAATCCAGTTTGCAAGATGTTATTGCAAATTTTTCTTTTTATATTCCAGCGCTTCCGCCTGCTGGCGCTTGTATTCAAGCATCTTGGTCTGTTCGGTCTTCTGCATCGTGGCGACAACTTCCCTCAGGTTCTCAGGGGTCTGGTAGTCCTCCTCGTCAGCATGAAGCTCGTTCAGGGACTCCTCGATGTCGTCGAACAGGTCGTCAAGGCTCCATTCGAGGTGGGCGACCACCTTGTTCTTGATGGTGGCGAAGTCGAATACGTTCCTTTCTTCCTTGCTCAACTCGGTATCTTCGACCTCGTTGGCATGGTTCGGGTCGTAGTCGTCACGAATCTTGACACGCTGCTTGCCGTTCTCGTCGACGTAAGTCTCGGTAATTTCATCGACTTCCTGCTGGTCAAGTACCTTCTCGGAAACCTTTTCCGACGATTCAGTGTATTCTTCTGCAACACCGAAGTAGCTCTTACCAACCCACTTCTTTTCAGGAGCACTTTCACGGATTTTCTGAATCCATTTCTTGTAATGCTCAGTCTCGACAATCTGGTAAGCCTTGGGACCAGTCGGCAGGAACGGCGTCTCGTCAAGCATCTTGCTGTGGCCAGTAGCCACCATCTTCTGCATGTCGGCGTTCAATGCGGCAAGCTGCTGCTTCTTTTCCCGCTGGTTTTCCTCCAACATCTTCTTGTCGGAACCAGTAAGTGTACATCTTTTCATGCTAACCCCTCTTTTCCAAACGTGCTATAATCCTTTCCTTCAATCCAGGCGGCAAACTGGACTCATCCATGTTCAACCTGCCATCCCGCTTCGCCTTCTCGAAAGTGTCGGCAATCTGGTCGACTATCGACTCAATGATTTCGTCCGAGAAGACATTCTTGACAAGGAACTCAATGTCGAAATACTCGTCAAGGCTCGACACGACCTCGAACATCCCGATTTGGGAGTTCCCTTCGTGCAAAAGCTGGTAGACCGACTCGACGCATTCGTTGAAATACGCCGCCCTGTCCTTAATCAACTGCTCGGGCATGCTGAACAGTCCGCATGTCCCATCAACTGCGGACGGAGTCGAAAACATCGCCTCAATCTTTCCGCAAATCATCTGCCTCTGGTGTTCGTCTAAAACGGTAAACATAAATACCCAGTAGTTCAATCTACTGGGTAAAATACATTTTTAAAAGTAGTTCTGGGCCACATTGGCAAACGATGGGTCTATCGGCTTCTCCTTTTTCTTCCGAGGTTGCTCCTGTGGCTGCTGCAGCTGCGGTTGCTGAGGCTGTTGTACTTGTGGAGGCCTCCGCTGCCCGTTCGCCGCCATCGCTTCCTGTGCAATGGATTCCATCATTATGCTATTGATAATGTCGGCATCCTCCGGTAGAACATCACTGATACACATGTGCGGCCAGTCGACCCTCACGTTGAACTGAACATCCGACGAACCCATTCGGTTCTTTCCTATCGTGACAGTCAGGAAGCCAGCACGCTTCAACGCAACGTCATGGACAATGATGTAGTAGAAGTCAGCCGTATCACCAAGACCCATGGAACCAGCCGTCTGGTCCATACCGATATCCTTCATACGGTAGCCAGCACGCTGCATCTGGGTTCCAGTAAGAACAGCCATATCCCTGTTGACGGCCATGTTTCTCAACTGTTCGGCAGCATACAGAATTTTCTGGTAGCTTCCGTCATACGAACTGTATGTACCTGCGTTCGGACTGATGATACCGATATAGTCAACCACGAGGAAGTCAATCTTTACGCCTTCCACCTGTTCCAATTCGTTCAGGTAACCCTCGATATCGTCAGGCGTCGTCTTACGGGTAGGCATCCAGTTGATATACAGGTTTCCAGGAGCAGTTATCGACGGGTCGTGTGTATCCTGCAACTTGACGATAACTTCCTCATCCGTCATCTTGGCAATGTCGTAACGGGAAACATTGAGCAACGAGCTAGTGACACGTTCCCAAATCTTGGCTGCATCAAGTTCAAGACTGATGTAAACAACGTTGTAGCCTAAGGTTGCGGCAAAGGCGGCCTCATTCACCATGAACATGGATTTACCGCCACCAGACGTACCACCGACAACGCTCAAACACTTACGGAAATATCCACCACAAGTTCCCTGAGATTCAGGAGCTTCACTTGTGTATTGCCTGATTGCACCAATCTTGGAAGGGATACTCTTTTCCATGTCGCCGAGCTTCGACTTTGCGAACTTAGCGTCACGGATGTAGTGAATACCCATGTTTGTACTCAGCTTGAAGTTCAACGCATCCTGCAACTTCGGCATGATACCACGCATTGCATTCGGGTCCTTTCCGTGCATGTGGAGGGCATATTCCTCCATAAGCCTCTGCGACACCTTGAACTTGAAATAATCCTCAATGATTTTCTTCTTAACGTCTGGTGCGATAACGCCAATAGGCTTAGTAATCTTCAGGAGCTGTTCCTTGGCTTCATCGCTGTATCCTGGGTTCTGATTTAATCCAGTTACAAGTTCCTGTGCCGTAGGATAACGCCCATACTTTCTATTAAACGAGTGAACGAGGTGGACAATCTGCTTGTCCGCCTTATCTTCAAAATTCTCTTCTTTTATCTTGTCCGTTATACGCAGACGGACATTTTCATCTTCAAAGAAACACCGCAGGACATATTCTTCATCGTTTAAGTCTGCTACTACCATAAAAAATTCCTTCGGTTATAATATATTGCAGTCTAAAAAATACATTATAAATACAAGATTTGCAAGATAAAAAACCAGGCGGAATGCAGGAAACCGCCTGGTTTTAATTAGGTACTTTTAATTAAGCCTGAGTGCCCTTTGCGGCAATCTCGGCTGCGGTCTCTTCCTGAACGCCTTCGATTTCATCGCTGATGTTCTTCGGGGTTGCTGCAGCTTCGGCCTTCAACTTGCTCTTACGGGCCTTCTTCTTGGTGGCTTCTTCCTCGGAAATCGGGGCGGGCATGTCACCCACGAGGTCACGGGCGAAGAGAGATACATCGTACATGTATGCCTTCTCGATGTAAGCAAGGAACTTCGGGTCGCTTACCAGCGGTTCCATGAACTCCTTGGTGTTGCACTGGTCGCTATCGTCATCCGTCCAGCGGAACTCACGGAGAAGTTCGCCAGTTTCCTTGTCAATATCGTAGTCAGGACGATGCACGAATGTGCCCTTATTGCCCTTCGGCGTTACAACGGCAACACCAGCGGCAATCGCATCGTCGACAAGACCATACCAGCGGTCGATACCACCGTTCGTAAGGATACGGTATTCGCAGGTGCGGTTTTCCATACCGTCACGACCCTTCTTAATCTGGGCGGTGGCAATCTTACCAATCTTTGAAGACTCGTTCTTCGACTTGTATGCTCTTCCATTCGTACAAACAAGCACGATGGCATCGCTGTTGAAGTACAGTTCGCAACCACCAGGGATATTCTTCGGGTCCTTGTACTGTTCGAGGGAGTCGTAAACGTGGTTGATGATAAGTGAAGTGAACTCGGATGCGTTAATCAGCTTGGCGAGTTCGTTCTTCTTGATAGCAGTCTGACCCATGTCGGCAGTCGGTTTGTCCTTACCCGTCTGCTTTTCAATGGCTTCGACACGCTGCAAGGAGATAATCGGGCCCCAAGAGTCGAACAGGAGGAACACTTCGTGACGTTCCTTACGGCTCATCCCCTTCTGGGCATTAGTGATAAATTCGTTGATTTGGTGGATATACTTGGACTCGAACACAACGATGTCGTCAGTATTCACACCGAGACGCTGGGCCAACGTAAAGTTGAATGCGCCTTCCGACGATACTACGAGGCAGTCCATGCCAGCGTGATAAGCAGTGGCGAGATAGTAAAGACCGATGAGGGACTTACCCATTGTAGACGGGGCTGCGATTTCCGTCATGTGGCCTTTCTTGATACCGTGGCCAATCATACCACTGAAAAGGATATCAAGAACTGGGATTCCTGAACCAATGTATTCGACTGGTTCGTTCTTGCTAATGATGTTTTCTGCGAAGGCTTTATTTGCCTTCAACCTGTCTGTCAATTTAGACATATTGTACTCCTGTCTGGTCCGACGTTCAACCCAGGGGGTCATGGTCTTCAGACTTGATAATGTGTTGACATTCTATGTTTATAAGATTACTGGTGTCCGACCGAGACCTCATGGTCAAGAATCTTCTGGCAAGCAAACCTGTTCTCTCGGATGATGTTCAGAACGTTCTTCATCGAGCTAAGGTATTCCTCCTGCTCGGCAATCTTCCTGTTCCAGTCCACGAGGCGGGGGTCTCCATTGATTCGGTTCATGAGGAGCGTATTGTTCGTGTAGCGGGGAATTGTCTTGAACTTGTGCTTTTCCGTGACTTCGGACAGGATATCGTCCTTTGTCAACGTCATTTCAGCAATAAGACGGGTTTCCTCGTCCACCAAACGGGCGAAAGTGTATTCGTAGTTCGAGACATGTCTCAAATACTCGACGACTTCTGGAACGGCATCGGGTATGGTGATATACTTCTCGGCCATAGGCAAAACTGTATTCTTGAATTTATCTTCCGTCATTACTACTCCAACAAAAAATGGGAATCCAGTGGATTCCCATTAAAAATATATTGTTTTCAGGCTATTCCGTTATTCTTCCTGAGAATCTGTCGGAATTTCCTCTACGGGGCAGTCCTTCGTTCCAGGCTGGACACCGTTGTCGATATCTTCCACGGTAACGGGAGCACCCTTCTTCTTGCGGCCCCTCTTTTTCGGCTTCTTCTCTTCTACCGCAACAGGAACCAGTTCTTCCTCGACAGCGACGGTTGCCTCTTCGGATTCAGCCTTGTCGAACTTTGCCTTGATTTCAGGCGGGATGCTTTCAAGCATTTCACGCCACTTCTTCAAGTTCTTCGGGGAAACATGCAGTTCCTTCATGATTGCCTGCGGCTTTGCACCTTCGGTCAAAAGCTGCAGCAAACGCTGGAACGGTTCGCTTCCTTCGATGATGTTGTAGCATTCACGTTCGTAGACAATTTTGACAGCATCGTCCGACACAGGGAGTCTTGCCGCATGGATGTCTTCAAGAACCTTGGCATAGTCACTTCCGTTCAAGATAGCGGCAATCACACGGCCAATCAGTTCGCCATCGAGGTTGTATTCGACCTTTTCTTCGGCAGGAGCTTCCACCTTGGACTCCTCGGCGATTTCCTGAATCTTCGTCTCCAATTCCTCCTTTGCCTTGGTGGCCTTCGGCGGGAATCTCGGGGTGATTTCAGGGAACTTGTAGAGGTAATACTGCCAGAAAGCGGTTGCCTTCACATCGAAACTCTTGTCGGATTCTTCGTCCACGGCATCGGCTTCAAGGAGCTTGATTACACGGACGGCACATTCGGTAAACCTCGGCACCTGCGTAGTCAAGATGTCCTTGTTCATCGGCTGCCAGCGGGAGTCAATCCACTGAGCCTGGTTTGCTGGGGTGAACGGGCTAGACAGCGGGTTGCTGTTTACATCCTGAACGCTGAACAGGATAGTGCTGGCCACAGGGAACTTCTCGTCGTCCATGTTGTAAGTGTCGTAATTCTTTGCCTTGAACTCGAAACCATCGTTTTCCCTGACGTATTCCTTGTAGAGCGTAACGGAACGGGCATGAAGCCTCTGGATGACGTAGCCGACGAGGTTGCCGACATTGAACTTGTCACGCTTTTCCGTAAAGATGTATTCGTCAGTTGACAGGAGCATGCCCCAGTCGCCGTTTCCACAGTGTTTGAGGAACGCCTTGACGATTTCACTCACCTTCCTCCACCTTTCGTCAGGCTTGATGAACACGAAACGGTCGCTAGATTCGATGACTTCCTTCTTGGCTTCCTGGAACCATTCGGGCTCATCGTTGGTAAAGATGTAAATTTTACGAAATCCAATGTTTTCATGGTACTTACACCACATCTTGAACTTCATTTTGGACTGTTTGGCTACTCTGGCCAATAGATAGACTCGTGGATTCATGATATTATCCCGTTATATTTCAACAATAAATTACATTTTTCCAAACAGAAATGTCGGACGGAAATCCGCCCGACACCCTGATGAGTCGAACAATAAATGCTAAAACGGTGGGTCGTCGCCAAACGGGCTTGCAAATGCGTTGCCGACATTGAAGTCTGGAACAGGTTGAGCCTGATTGCCGACCAGAGTAGAAACGGGCACCGCCGAAATCGGGGAAGTCAAGTCTTCCTGGATTCGGTCTATCTTTGCCGACTGAGCATTCCTATCACCCTCAAACAGCCTATTGCAATTTTCAATATCGCTTCTCGGGTTAAATGAATAGAATCCACGGCCACGCAGGTTCTTGATGAAATCAATCTGGTGTTTCGTGATGCCAATGTTTTCCATGGCCTCGGCCGGGGCAAGCTCGCTAGTTCCGACACGGTTACATGCCTCGGTAATTGCCGTCTTGAGTTCAACAGGACTGCAACTGAGGTCGATAAGGGTCTTGTTCCTCATGAACTGGTCGAGCCATCCGTCACGCTTCGCCGTCTCATATACATCGCCGCACTCCTTGACGAACTTCGGTGCGCCATCCTTGCCCACGCAGGTCGCCTTCGGGAAACCTGGTGTCTTCGGGTTCGGCAAGCACATGCCATGGATATTGTCGCTACTGTCGCCAGAGACGATTTTAGCGATGAGGTAGTCGGACGGAGATTCACAGGAAAGGAAATTGCCGTTCAGGTGGTCATAGAACACTGCCTTTTTGCATTCAATCTGCATCATGTCACTATCTCTCGTGACGACAACGATGCTACTGTACTTGTCCTGCAACGACATGACCGCACCGTAGATAACATCGTCACCTTCGGCACCGCTCACCTGGATTGCGACCGCACGGTAGTACTTGGCTAGGTCAAGGGCGAACTTGTCCTTGTACGCCTGCCATTCGGCCTTAGGTGTGATGGCAGTCCATTCGCTGTACTTCCTCTTTCCCTTGTAGCTGGGAATGATTGGCGTCTTGCTCTCGTTCTTGGACTTTTTGCTGATTTCATAGAGATTCCACAAGGTTTCCTGCTTTGCGGGCGAGAGTTCATTGAGAAGCTTGTGCGGCTTATCCCTGAACGTCTTGTAATCCTTCACAGCAATCCTATCGACGGTGTACTCTTCCTTGGTCTTGTCTGGCTTTCCGATGCGGTACGCATAGTTTTCCGTCTCGGTGTACAGGTAGGTCTCGTCGTAATAGACGATGGTATGCTTACCGTAATACTCCTTGACGAAATCCTTTCGCCAAGACTTGTCGTCGACGGCAATGATGATATCAAGGGGGTTGAACCGCTGAATCAAGTCGTTCATCGAGGTGACCATCTTGTTCCGCCATAGACGAAGTTCGTCTTCCTTGGTCTGGATTCCGTAATCGTCTCCCACCTTCTCCGCAGCCTGAATCGAATGGATGTTCTGGTGGGCGATTGACGACCAGTCTATCACCATAAGCCTGTTTGTGTCGTACTTGTAAGTAGAAGGGGTATTTATCATAATTAAACTCCTAATTTGACAATATAGTCTTTTCCAAGCGGCGTGTCAACCGAAAAAAGTATAAACTAGAGTTAATTAAGAGGATATCCCATGTTTACGACTCTTCAAAAGGAATACGCTTTAATTTTCTATATTCGGCACGTACTAGGACAGGCCAACAACAACGGCTTCCTGCATGAGTTGTACACTGAAAAGAACATAAGGGACATTATTGAAGCGCTAGTCAAAAACAAGGTCAAAGACCAGGCGACAATCAGCGTCGAACAGGTCGTCGACTCCATCATGCCAAAAATCCGCACGGATACACTGGTCGACCCGAACAAGCCCAACGCCAAGTTCAACGTCCTTCCATTCAGTCCAGTAAGCTTGATGGAGCTGTACATGGGCAAGACGATAGACAACGCTCTTCTCAACATGCAGCAGAGGATATTCGTTGACGACATCACTGATGCAAAAGACGGCCTCGCCGCATATTTCATGTCCTGTTTCACACGAAGCGACATGGTCAGCGACGATTTCATTAAGCTAGCCACACTAGATAAGCATCCGAGCGCACAAGAATTCATCAACGTGTTAAGCTCCCGTTACCCTAGAGCGGAAATCATCAAAGATACAAAACAACTCAGCATGTACGCCTCAGAGATGGTCAAAAACAACTTCACGAACCAGGACCTGAATGTCGTTTTGGCATCCATCAGGTCGGACTACCACAATATCCTCAATGATGTAACCCTGCTCAACGCCATACACAAAGCAGCCGAACTAAAAGAAACCGATGATGACACTTCTTCCTTCGACGACTTGCGTGACCGTTGCGAGAAGAAGGTCAGGGACATGATAAAATCTACCGCTGACGTTGGTAACCTGTTGAAGACAGCTGGTATATACCGCTTTGCTGGTACTATGAAGTACATAAGAGGGAGCAAAGGGGAGGACGGCTCAGCTCCGGTGAACACCATCGAGGTTAGCGTTCGAAAACAGGACCGTACCGATAGCAACGGCATCGACGTATATACCCAGTTCGTCACTACCCTGAACAAACTTCTTGCAATCGAAAATCTTGGACCAGTCGAATCGGGCACTTACAGAAACCTCGGGACCGTCATCATGTCCGAGGCACAATACCGTGCGATTTTCCCTGAATACTTCGTGACATTCGGTATCATCAAGGATAAGCTGAAAACCGAGACGGAAATGGGCAAGGCAACCATGAAGAGCGGTGATGAGGCTGGTAGCGTAATTGACAATTATACAGGAGAGGAAAAGTTCGAACAGGAGTACGATGACTCGTTCGATTCGACAACCCTGACCGTCGAGAAGACCAAGAAGCTGATGTTCGCAAAGATGTTGGCTACGCTCAACGGGCACCCCGAAAAGGTTCCAGACCAAATCGAGCCTAAGAATAACCCGAACTCCGTTGTGTATGACCTAAACCGCATCCTCGTCAGGGAATTGTTCAATTCTCCTTACGAAACGATTCAGGGACTTGTCGGCTACCTTACACTGGGCGAGTTGCCGCCTGAGCTTCAAGATAAGGCAAGCGAAATGGAAAAGCTCCGAGAGAAATTCCTCAACTCGGCCCAATCAGTTAATCAGGAAATGGTCGACCGTGACGCACATGTCATGGCGTTTGCAACCATACTGAGCCAACTTTCTAAGCTCGCCCAGATGGACCCAGACAGCAGGACATCCCAGAATCGTTCTGCCAATATCAACACACACCATCCAATCACGCTCAAAAGCGGCGGCAAGACGTACAGCCTAAACAACCTGCCGACAGTGGTAAACTTGATGGCGGCAAAAGCGATGGAGGGCAAAATCATTGCTTCTATAACGCTGACCGACCCCAACCCACTTACCTCGGCACTCAATTTCCTTGAACAAAGCGGATTGCTCATGGAATCTGATGGAATGTATACGCTGGAAACGGATAACGCAGCCATCAAGAACATCCTGGATGGAATGGAGTGGCTGCAACTCCCGAGCGACCATTACCACAACATGATGCCTGACGCCCTCCGCAACTGTTCATACATATACAAGCATAACGGATGGACTCACATGAGCCCTGCCGAAATGAAAGTCAACCACTTCACCAAAATTGAAAATAAATCCAAGGCGAAGACTTCGTTCGAGCATATCGGAAAATTTGTGAGCATGATTGAAGATTTGCAATCCAGCATCAAGCCATACGTTTTCCAGCTGAGACACCTCAACGAGATTATCGAGCGCATCCGTCAGGACTACGGTATCGACACCATACCCCCAGCCGAAGCACCGACCGTTGATGACGCCACCATGTCCGTTGACAAAAAAGCGTTGGAAATGCTCGGTATGGACGAATCAATGGAATCCGTCGACCGTCTGGCACAAGGATACTTCCTGAACAAGATAATCGAGCGATACGAAAACGCAGCAAAAACGTGCTGCAGCAGAATCAAGGAAGCCCTCCGCACCAACAAGATGCTGAACGACCAGACCAGAAAGGCCCTTATCAGCAAGTTCAACCGCAACGGAAGCAAGACCAAACTAATCAACACTATTTTCGACGGCGTGAAGAAGACGAACTTGGGCATCATGGCAGACGATTCGTTCAAGAAGGATATCCAAGATTCGTTCACACTCACTGAACACATAATCATGCTGTACAACAAGGTTCGTACCGACGTTATGGGAAAAGACCCGAGTATCGCATCCAGTTTCCCTGTACGTGGATACGTCAATTCACAAGAAATAGAAGGGATGACAAAAGGACAGTCACCGTCAGGAAAGCTTTACAACGAAGGCGGACTCGGATGCCAGAACGATTTCTTGCTTAACGCATATCTAATCGACATCCTGTTCGAGACTGTATACCTGCTCACCGTCAACTTCAATCTGGACGGACAGAGTACATATACCGTACAAGAAGTGTTGGATATGAACGACATCAAGAAAATGCAGAAGTACATCAACGACAACATACAAATCGCATTCGAAGGAAACTTGGGTTACCAACAGTTGGTGAACGCAATCATCCCCAGACGGCGTATCCTCTTCAACATCTCGATGCTGAATATGGTTGTAATCGTAATGTCCACCAACCCGCAGATAACTAAGGTCACAGGCCGCCAATATAGAACGATTACAGGATATACGAATAACATGACCTCGAAAAGGGTCTTGTCAGAAATCGAAGATAAGCAGAATAGCCAAGTCACTAAGCGTAAAAAAGCGGATTGGCGTGACGAATTCCTTCCGATGGATGATGAAGACTAGAACTGCCTGCGGTAGTTTTTCAGAAGGCCCTCTGCGGCCTTCTTTTTCTTTTTCTCCATCTGGGCCGCACGCTTCTCCGCCTTCTCCTTTCTCTTCTGCTTGATGTCGTCGAGCTTGACATCGGCCTCGACTATACCCGTGAGGTCGACCGTGGTTACTGGAATCTTGTCGTCCTCGTAGTAATTCATCCTTTCACGGAAGTGCCGAACCATGCAGTTCTCGTTGATGTGGTCACCCAGCTTGCGGCCATGCACCATGTACGAAGCGTCGTCAACGATGTCGTAACAGGTTGCGATTTCCTTGCCGTTGCACTTACGGACGATACGGCCAATCGACTGCATAATCATGTACATCGACTTTCCTGGGTCGCCGAAAACAAGGTTATTCAGCTTCTTCACGTTCATACCAGCTTGGAGACAGCCGTATGTACCGAGAAGAATGTGCCCGTAAGATGAATCCATTTCGGCACGGATTTTGTTTCTCTCGACTGCCTTTACGTCTCCCTTGATGATGCTGTACTTGAACTCTGGATGATGTTCCTGCAAGTATGCGGCGACTCGTTCCAGCGGGTCGATGTTTCGGAAAAGAATAACCGTGTTCTGCTCCGTCGTTATCATCTTGTTGTTGATGAGCATGTCGAGGATGTCGTAGCGACTGCGGTTTCCAGTCACGATTGAATACTCCTCGTCGAACTTCGAGTAGCAGATGGTCGTTCGGCAATCCAGCGGATACGGAACGAACAGGCCGACCACCTTCACAGGACAGATAAGCTTCTTCTCGGCAAGTTGCCACAGGCTGACAATCTCGTACCTCTTTCCCAGAGACGCCTCGATGCAGGCCGCTTCAAGGCCTTCCTTCGGAATCGTACCCGAAACGCCTATCTTGAAATTCTCCGCCGACGTGCAATAGTCGAGAATCTTACGGAGGACTGGACCACGGCATCCCTGGCATTCGTCAACGATAACCGCATCGAACCGCTTGAAGAAGGACGGCTCCTTGTTCTGCAGACTCTGCCAAGTCGTGATGACGATAGGCTTCAACATTACTTCCTCGCCAAGGTGCAGTTCGGCCAGCTTCTTTTTCTGTGAGGCAGTCAGCTTGTCCTTGGAGTCCCCGTAGATTAGGGTACAGTTCTCGTGCGCCTCGTCCCAGGAGTAGTCGTCGTAGAAGTTTTCCATCAACTGGACCACGAGGCCCGAGTTCGGAACGACTATGGCAATCTTCTTGTGTTCGACCTCGGTCATGTACCTCGCCATCACATATATGGACAGTGACTTTCCAGAGGCGGTGCAGGCCTTCAACGAACCACGTCGATGCAGCATAGCCTGATAGATGAGTTCAACCTGATGGTCATATAGACTGAGCTTGAATCCCTCCTTGCGGTCGTGGATGTTGAGCGTCTCGGCATACTTGATGATGTCCTCCCTGCTCAATACGACCTTCGGCGTGAACATCGACTGAATCCTCGGGGACAGGGACGACATGCCGATTTGCATCGTCGGGAACTTACCCTTCAACATGTCGCACACCCTAGCAATCAGACCGATGGGTACGGTCCGCTCATCCTTGTCGTAAAAATTGACGTATTCCTTCTTGTATCCGTTCTTGTACTTTTCGGTGTAGGTGGCCTGCTTGTCCTCATACTTGATGCAAGTGTTAAGGTAGGCATATACTCGATTGATTTCAGTTGGGGTGCCGTCATAGACGTTGACGACAGCCGAGTTATCTTTAAGGAAATCGAAGTAAACTTTCATAATCTGAGTGAATAAACTAGGGTTGAGAAAAAAAAATGATGTTTTTCTAAACTAAAATATCTTTTTTACAGCCTAAGTTTATATTTTAATATCAAAAAGTGAGAACATATAGTGTTATCCTTGGTAGATGGGGTGCAAATATGGATTTCATTTGAGTTGGTACTTGACAAAAACCGATTTTAATTTTATTTTATCGCCGATGAGTTCGAAACTTGCACTTTCTTTACGTATTTTAGACCAATTTTCTGAGTCAGACAGCCATTATTCCTTCGATAAGATGCTGGTTCCCAACCGTATTTTCGAGTATTTGATGGCTAAATCTGAGACTTTGGATGGAGTGCATAGGAAAAATTTCGAATTTCTGGTCTACATCGTGAATACAGTCTACCGACGTTACCAGATGGCCTTCAACTTGGCTATAAAGCACCATTGGTCTATCGATATCGACAAGTGGGCTGTCCCAATCTACTCGAAAATCTACGACAGGATACTCGGTTCCAACTACTTGGACTACGTCAATATCCTTGAACAGTGGGGAGTAATCGGTAGGAGCCGCTCTTACATCAAGGGTACAAAGGATGTTCCTGGAAAATGCAAGCATTATTGGTTCACGAAGGACTTTTTGAGCTATGTGCAGCGATATTTGCACACCAGGGCACAAGAAGAGGCTGGTGATATCGCAAAAAGACAGGGTGGAGTCCGTGTCGTCATGGTCACAAACCCCATTTTGTACAGAAAACTTGCAGCAAGAGCCGAAGAAGTCCATTGCGAACAAATGAAATTGCCTGAAATCAAGGAACTTTACGAAGACTTGACCCATTTCAGCATAGACGAGCAGAAAAGTCATGACATTTTGGGCGAAATGGTGGCAAATGGCGCCATTCCTCCTGAAAGAATGACGTCTGAAATGAACAAAGTTAAGCTTTTCAACAGTTATTCGACCGATAAATACGCTCTTTATTGCAAACGTGATGCATACGGGCGTGTACACACGAATATAACCCAGATGAAGAAGGAAGTGCGAAAGAGCTGCATCTCCTGCGATGGCAAGCCGACGGTCGAAATAGACATCAAGAGCTCCCAGGGTGCATTCCTGTATCGTGTGCTTGACCGATATATTTCTAATTTTGATGGCCGAGAACATATTGTGATTTCCCCTATAGGTGGGTTTGCGGAGGCATACTGGAAAGTGGAGGATACTTGGGATTGCGTGGATAATTTCCATAAAGAATTGGAAGTCTACCGCAATCTGCTTGTTAGCGGTAGTCTGTACGAATTCTTCCTTAGCTATGTAAACAAAACTTTACATCTCAATGTAGACCGCAATAAGGTGAAGAAGGAATTCCTTACTTGCCTCTTCTGCGGCAAGTTCTATTCAAGGAAGAAGCACAAGTTGGTTGGCGCAATTCAGAAGCTCTGGCAGGAAAAGTTCCCCAACCTGTACAAGGCAATCCAGATTATCAAGCGTGGGCACTACGCTGAATTAGCGCATGAACTGCAACGCACCGAAAGCCATCTGATTTTCAGCATCGTTTACCGCAGAATCAAGGACGAGCTGCATTGCCCTGTATGCACAGTGCATGACAGCATCATCGTGGCAGAAGAGTATGCCGAGCGTGCCAAGAAAATCTTTGACGATGCCTTGACGGAACTGCAGATTCCTACCTTTACCGAACAGGAATGCATGGAAGCGTTCATCGAAGACATTTTTATTGCTGACAAGACCTTGACAACGCAGATTTAATAAACTATATTTAACGAAAAGGACTATAATCATGGATATCCAATACTTCAAAAACCCCAACCTGAACGTGCTTAACTGCACCCACAATGACCTTGATGGAGTAGGTTCCCATCTAATCGTTAAGACCATCTATCCTAACGCAAAGTATGCGAAGATGTTCTACGGCAAGGAAAAGGATATACTGACTTTCAGTAGCATCCCCAACATGGAACAGTACAACGCAATCGTGTTTACTGATTACACGCCTGCCGATTTCATGGACCGTGTCCGTGCAACTCGCATCCCGTTCATGGTTTTGGACCATCATGGTAGCGTGGAAGGACTCAACGACCCTTCTAATTGCATCTTTATTGACAAGTCTGCCTGCGGCTCACGTCTGACCTATGATTTCTACCGTGATGTCAAGGATATCTCCTACCTTGAAGAACTCATCGGTTACATCGACACGTTTGACCGCTGGGTTAAAACTGACAAGGAACGCTTTGAACATGCATTCCGTCTGAACATGCTCTTCAAGGCCAAGTATAACCTGAAATTTGAACCGTGGATGGAAGCCTACAAGGATGGCCATACTGATTTCTCCGAAGACGACCTCCGTATTATCGAGAGCATCGAAGGCGAAGTCAATGATATCTATGGTCAACTTCAATTTACAGACCTCCCTGGTGGCGGTGTGCTTACTCATTGTGACAAGCGCTCCACCGAAGTCGGTGTCCGTATCGAAGATACTGGAAAATACAACTACTGGGTCAACATCTATCATAACACCCGCTGCAATAACATTGGACTAATGTTCCGTGGTTACAACAAGAAGATTTCCTTTGACAAGTTTGCAAAGGTAATCGAGAAAACTACTCCTGGCGCAGTGTCTATGGGTGGCCATCCGCTTTCATGTGGCGGTCAGGCTGTCGACGAAACTGCTGCAATGGAAATGATTACCAAGGCTATCAAGTACATCCAGCAACAGCTCGACGGCACCTTCCAGGTGCCTACCGATATCGACGAGACCCTATAAACTCTTGGTGCAAAGCCAAGACGTCAATATGAAAATTTTACAAATCAGGACGGTGCTTGCAACCGTCCTTCTTTCTTTATGCATCGGCCAGGTATATGCCTGGTCTCTTCTCTCTAATGCGGTCAACGCTGTCCTCAACCATGACATGTCGTTCGCATTCTCTCTTGCAATCCTGTTCCTCGGACTGTCTGCAGCATTCATGGGAAAGTTCGTCGAGAAGAACCCGAAGGCAACATATATCCTATCGGTGATTTTCTTCGTGGGTGGATTTGTCCTAAGCGGGGTGGCCTGCAGCATAGGAAGTGTCTGGCTGTTCTATCTGGCCTACGGATGCCTTTTCGGGTGCTCGTGTGGCCTCGGATATGTGGCGCCGATTAAAACCCTGATGCTGTACTTCCGTCATAACAAGGCGGTCGCATCGGCAATAGCCATCCTATCCTTCGGGTTGGCAAAGTCTGTTGCGAGCCCGTTGTATACCTACATGACTTCAAACTTCGCTATCGACCAGGTGTTCTTCCTTCTCGCCTTAATCTATACGGTTCCCCTCATCGTAACATCGTTCCTGTTCAGGAAGTTTCCTGTCAACTACAAGCCGCCTGCGGTCGAGACAATCAATATCGGGAAGACGGTACGGACGTTGCCATACATCTCGATTTGGCTGTTCTTCTTCATCAACATCGCTTGCGGCCTTGCCTTCATCAGTCAGGAAGCCCAACTGTATTCCCACTACGGTGTAGCGCTCGGGATGGCGACTGCGCTTTGTACATTGAGTGCCGTGTTCAACGCTGGTGGCCGATTCGGTTTTGCTTGGGTTAGCGACAAGTTCGGACGGTATGTTCCGTATGTAATCCTCTTTGCATTGAGTTCTCTGCTGTGTCTGGTAAACTTCGGAGTCGGCGGACTTGGTGTGTTCGTCGTCAGCGTCATGCTCATCAACGCATGTTATGGCGGTGGATTTTCTGCATTGCCTGCACTGCTTGCGAGCAAGTACGGTATAACGAATACATCTACGATACACTCGTTGACGTTGAGCGCTTGGGGCATCGCTGGAATTGCATCGCTCTTCCTAAAAGGGCTCCCAGTGGACATGCTGTTCGTTGCATGCTGCATCTGCTACGGATTCAACCTGCTGTTACTGTATCTCAGCAAGAAATAAGCCTGAAACGATGCATGATTTCAGCCGACCTGCAATAGTGGTCGGCGTTTTTGCGTTGGAATAATATATTTTAATGTGGAATAGAAATAGGAGGAAACCGATATGGTATCGGCTGGCCTTTTGATAACAGACGGCGAAAAGTTCCTTGTCGAACTGCCGCTACACCAGACTCCTGGTGAACACCATTTTGATTTGCCTAAGGGTCACGTAGAGGATTTCGACAGTGACTTTAGGGGCACTGCGTTTAGAGAAGCGAAGGAAGAAACTGGTTACGATTTTGATGCTTATAAGGACCGTGCATACGCATTGTGTAATGAACCTGTCAGCTATATCAAGGGCAAGCAGATTGTCCTGTACCGTCTCGACTTGACGAAGGAAGAGATGCCTGATATCGGCGAGTACAAGTGCCAGAGCTTCTTCCAAGACAAGAGGACTGGCAAGACCGTCCCCGAGGTTATTGGATATGCCTACAAACCTCTTTCCGAAATCAGGAAGTGGCTTTTCAAGGGTTACAGCCGCACATTTGACAGGCTAGGCCTGTTCCAGGAATCCAAATGAAACTGATTGAATTTGTAGTTACCGCTCTGGTCGGCTGTCATGTCGTTGGCGCTATTGCCATGCTGGTGCGTGAATGGTGGCTGTTCCGTAAGGCGAAGGTTAGGGCCCGCAAGATTGCCGAACCGCCCAAGACTGAACCTCAGAAGGTTGACCCTCCTAAGTACAGTGAGGAAATCGAGAAGGTAAAGCGTGATGTCGAACTTGCTGCAGAGATACGCCGCATCCTTGCTAAGTCTACTGTACGTTACGGAGAAGGCAAATATGAGTTCGATGCTAACAAGCTTACCGCATCTGAATACCAGCTTCTTTTGAACTATGCGAAAGAACGAAAGAAGGAACTCGATTCCTATGTAGACATGTGCAACAGGATAAGTGACGAACCCGAGGCTGATTGCAGCGAGGAGATGAAATTGATTTACGGAAACGTCGGCCTTATCGAATTGGCTAAATTCGTTGAGGCTGAATCTAACAAAGCAAATCGTTGGTAATGGAGGCAAAAATGAACAACGATAAATACCTAAACATAATGGAATTCCTGGCGAAGGCTCTTTATGATGTCGGTGCCACGGTAAAGCATATCTACAAGGAAGAACATCCTGCGATTCCGCCTATCCCGACAACGCAGCCGCCTAGTCCGCCTAGGTACACTATCGAAAAGGAAATCCCTTTCCCGCCAGCACCGAATGTTCAAGATAGATGCCCGCCGCCTGTGTTGGTCAGACAGCCAGAAAGGTACGGTGGTCTCGGTTTCAAGCCGATTATGAACCCGAAGGAACCATGGCATGATAAACAACGCCCGATACCTTCTGGCCCGAACCAGTTCTGCAACATGCAGGACTACACTTTCCAGCAGTTGAATGGCAATGTCCCGTCGGAAGCTACCATCTTGGCTGACCCGTTTATGAAACCGAACCAGAAAGTGAATCTTGAATCGAATCCCGATTATTTTGGCATGGATTATAACAAGAATGTTCCACTACGGATGAAAACCATGGTTGACACCGCTGGTGGACACCCAGAGCCGATTTCCAATCTGGTTAAGGAACACCCGACGGCTCTTGACGCAGCTAAAACCAATGTGCAGAAGATGAACCCATCCCTTGGTATTTGCCAGAACCTGAGCAACGGTAATATAGAACGGGAAATCGAGTCTCTTACAAAAGCATTGAACGAGATGACTCTTATGGGCAAACCTGGTTCTATGAGCGAGGTGTCTAATAAGCTCGTTGGCCTAACTTTTGCTCGCACCTATCTCAACTTCCAGCCGAATGAAACTGGAAAGAAATTCATTCTCGAAGAACTCAAAGGTAATCCAGTTGCACTCAAGGCTTTCAATGATGCCGTCGACGAGAATGAAGGTATGAGAGCTAAGGCTATTGCTGAGCGTCAGTATGAAAGTCAACGTGTCATGTCGCAACGTGGCGTTAGTGTCGGAAAGGATTTAAAAGCCTCGATGGACAATTTCTTTAGCCCGAAGCCAGATGAATTTATGGCTAAGCCGATGAACTTGCCGAAAACTCCGCAAGACTTAGTCCAAGCTGCCATGACAAAGCAATACCTGGAAAGTATTGACGCAAAGGAATCCGTAGGTAAAATGACGGATATGCTGGATAAATGCAACGACTTGGCTAAATCTCCCGCAGTACCTGGAAACGATGCGATGAAGGAAGCGGAAACTTCGCTGACCGAAGAAAACTTGAAGAAGGATGCCTCGGAGATAAAGACGGATGACCGTCCAGTAATTCCTAAAGAAGAGGAAGTTCCTGAAATTCCTATCACACCCAAAGAATTGCCGAACGCTAATCTTGTAAAGAAGAAAATCAAGGCGAAGATAGCAGCTTCTAAATAAGAATTTCTCCACACAAACAAAGCCTCCGTGTTTCACGGGGGCTTTTCTAATGTTTCATGTGAAACATTTTACAGTTTAATCTAATCTAATGTTTCACGTGAAACATTTAGAACTTGATTCCTTCCCTCTTGAAGGTCTTGTCGAACTCGGGCCACAGCCACTTTCCGATTTCCTTCAACGGGAGGTACTCGTAGGAGCATGCTTCGGGCATAGCGGCGTTCTTCTTCGGGTCATGGAAATAGGACTTGCAGGAATAGGATGTCAGAGGAGGAAGTTCTTTCAGATTTATCCTGTACAGCATCAGGTTGTTTCCTTTACGGAAGGGCACTTGCTTGCGGAAGATTCCCTTGGCATCGTTGTAATACTTATGCCAGTTGTATCCAGTTTCTTCCAATGCTTCCCTGAAAGCGGCATCCTTTACTGATTCACCATCGTTCTCGACGTGACCCTTGGGAAGGTCGTACTGGTGTGGCTTTCCTTTCTTGTTTCCAGTCGGCAACTCTGCCAGGAATACCTTTCCGTCTGTGATGAGAAGGCCCGACGAGCATGACGGATGTTCTTCGTTGTTTCTCGGGTCGGCGAATTCGAGTAACGTCTTTGCCAAATCCTTTACGGCTTCCAACTGTGCCTTGGAGGTAAGTATGTTTGCCGCAGATGCATTGAATGTATCTATGATGTATTTGGTTTTCATCCTAGATTTCCTAGTCCTTGTTATTCTACTGATAGTTTATAGCTACAAAAAGGAGCCTGCCCGAAGGCAAGCTCCCTTTCAGTTCCTTTTCAGGGTTCAGAGTGATTACCACTCTTCTTCCTGAGCAGCCGTACCGAACGGACGGTCGAGCGTGTGGCCACCAACTGCAACACCAACGGTGTCGAGGGTTACGCCCACGGTCGGGCCTTCGTTGGACTCCCACGGAATGTCGCCAGTGAAGGAAACACCGAGGAGGTCGTTGTTCACGAAGCGAACAACACGGTAGAACAAGCCGCAACCCAGCAAGTTGCTGACAATGGCATAACGGCTCTTCACGATGAGACGTGGGCTACCGTCTTCCTGACCAGCGGTCTTGCAGAAAATATACGGAATGTAAGGCATGAAGATGATACCAGATTCGCCCTGACGAGGTCCCTTGTAACCAACGAGAGCGTAGTCCTGCCAAGAGTAGATATCCTGGTAGAGCTTAATCTGACCATTCAGGAGAGAACCAGCGTCGGAAACGCCACCACCCGGCTGAACAGCGGCATCCGTACCGAGGTAAGTCGGGATATAGATACCAGAGTTAAGGGTAGAGATTGCAGCAACGATGCTCGGAGAGCAGATTGCGAAGTTACCAGAGCCCATACGGGTCGTAAGAGAAATCTTACGGGCAACGGCGATAATCGTGTTCACGATACCACCAGCAATCTTTTCGGCGACCCAACGGCCATCCTGGAAGTTTGCGTGACCAGAGAGGTCAACGGTGATAGCGGCTTCACCACCGAATGCAGGGTTCTGAGCGACAGACACCATAGCAGCGAGGATTTCACGGTCGATTTCCTGTTGGATTTCGAACTGCAAGCCTTCGAGCAACAGTGCTTCAACGTCCTGGCCATGAGCAGCAGCCATGTCTTGCTGGAGTTCGAGCGTGTAATGGCTCTTAATAGCCTTGGTACCAACACGGATAGCACCAGACACCACCTTGATGCTGGCCTTCTTGATGTTGTAGTGACCTTCTTCGGCATCGTAGTAGTCACCTGTACCCGGCTGGTCAGCCCAGTGGTTGGTGAGTGCAGCGCCACCAGTCTTGTTGGCAAAGTTCATAGCAGCGCCATCGAAAGACGGGCCACCGAACGTGCCTTCGGCGTAGTTGGAGAGCATTTCACCTGCGGTAGTCGTCCACGGGTTGAACGTGCCCTTCACACCAGTGTGGTCGGCAACGAGGTCGTAACCGATTTCTTTCTTCAGGCCCTTACGGAAACCAACAGTCTTCGGAGCTTCGTCGTCATAGAGGAAACGAAGTGCGAAATAAATTCCGTTAGGAGTTGTTGTGGGAATGGTAGCTACGGTCTGCATAGCGAGGAGGTCAGGGAACTGACGACGTACGAGAGGCAGAGCGTACTGCTGGTACTGAGCCACGTCTGCAGAGACGTTAGCAGATTCGGGGAGGAAACCCTTGTTGAGCTTGCACTGGGTTTCGAGAAGAGTGGAAACCACAGCAGCTTCAGCACGGGACTTGAGCTTACGGCCAAGGTTGGATTCCAAAATCGGAGCCCACTTGCTCGTAGCTGACTTAGGTCTGAACTGTTGCATAATGTTATCCTGTGCCATCTGGCACCGTTTGAGTTCTACTTTAAGTTTATTGAGGTATTTTCACAAAAAATTTTTTACCTCAAAATCTGCATTGAAATGAAAAAAGCCCCAAAATGGGGGCTTTTTTGGTTAAAATGGTTAATCATTGAACATATTTCGTATGTCATTGCTTAGCTGTAAGTCACCCCAGTCTCTCAGTGCTGCTTGTTTCTGCTCCTCGGTCCAGGGTTCCGTGTCTGCTGGTTCCCGTTTCGCATCTTGCGTAAAGAAGTTTTCTAGGGCCATATACATGTCGTCACCATTCTTGTACTTGCAGTACTTTTCTGATGTTGTTCCATCTTGGCATACATAGTACGTATCCCAATCTATAAAGAAGATTCTTCCTTCAAATTGGTCATTATAGCAGGCGGGGAAAAGTGTGATTCGAAGTTCGATGACTCTTCCTGTATAATCCTTTTCGCCACGTTCCTGTACTTGGATGAATACGTTATATAGCGTGTAATCTCCATACCCTTTGTGTTTTTCTTTGTAGACGCTGATGTCATGTACTTCGAACTGATGTTCCTTGAGTAGGTCAATCATCTTGTCAATACCGTATTTAGCCAATAATGGCTCATACACAGATGGGTCTACACCTGTGTCATCATTGATTGCTTCATACAGAGACTTGACGGCATCGAATTGAGCCCTTGTCAATCCCAGTTGTCCGATGGATTCCATAAAGAGTTTGGTCTTGTCCATTTTATAGTCCAATAAAATCGTACATGTATAGTTTATAAAGGAATGGGGTATGAATAAAGCCCCCGTACTTGGTACGAGGGCTATTGAGCAGCTGCCATATCCTGCTGGCTTTCCTAGAAGGCTCCTGTCTCGGGTGCGGGGGCCATTTCGCCACCACCGCCGAACTCGTTCAGGCCGCCACCCTCGCCACCGCTGTCAACATCGGTTTCTTCACCGAGAAGAACCTTCTGTTCGTGTTCACGCCACTTGCGGTTCTGGGTGAGGTCTGCATCGGAAATGCCCAGACCGTAACGGAGGCAGTATTCCTGTGAAAGCGGGTTGTTCGGGGCTTCGTCCTTCACTGCGTATTCCATCATCTGGGAGAAC